CGAAAAGCTGATCTGCCATTTAAGATGACAAACCAGGTAGCTTTAAAAACCTTACCGAATTCACTCTCCTTAAAGATTTTTACTGAACCTTCTGGGTACCTCCCCCAGATAGGACTCCAGTGGTAAATTGGAGCGACCATAAAAATCTATAAAATTTAAACACCCTTGATTAAAAGCGTTCTCATTAAGGAGAGGTATCACAAAACATTATATCTCAGCTGAATAGGCGGGATTGCATACAGAAAACCCATGCAAAAATCATCAGCAACTGAACGTTGAAATGAAAGATTGAATGTGTCTTTTGTATCTTCTCCATAGCCCATTTGGCCGATACCGATCACAACCGGGGTCCGCTCAAGATAATCGAAAGATTGAGATGAATTATAAGGAACTCGTACCATATGAGTACCCTGCCAATATGGAACTCGAACATCAATAACCCCCTCTAGAAAAGGTATAACTGGGATTTCCCGAGTAAACGGGATCCCATTTATAACCTGATCCGTAGGAGACACGATAATTCGATTTGGAGCCAAATAGGGTTGCTGGGACATATAGACCCAGAAATTCCTAGTCGACTCTTCCTGTCGCAGAATTCTCAAATGAAAACCACCTTTATAAAAAGCATACATGGACATTAGAGTATCAATGATATCATAGTTTGTAGTTTTATTAACAAATAAACCCGCAGGAGTCAAACTAGACGTTCCTACATCAATCAATATTGGGTTCACAGTACTAGTGGAATTATTGAAAAATCCAAAATACTGAAAACCAAGCATGATTTGTTTTAAACTTTTAACCATCTCTCCAAATGTCGCATGCAAAATACCTCCATTAGGTTTAGATCCATCAGAGTTTATACCGGGAGTCACTCCAGTCTCCATTACATCTGACCGGCCAGGTAAATGGCCTTCAGAATATAAGGCGGCTGAAGAGAGTCCTTGTGTTCTAATAATTTCATCCTCTTCTTCTTCTATGTCGAGAGGAGCCAAGTTATTCACGGCGTATGCTCTTACTTGAGAAGGTACACCAAAACGTACATTCTGTGCATGAAACTTAGTTTCTACATAGACTGTATTTGGTGCCACATCTGAAGTTGCCTTGAGAGGCACTTCTAGAAAAACAACCAATTGACCAATAGTTGTTACTGTTTGATCATTAAATGGTGTCATATTACCTTCAACCCCTCTTACTTTCAAGAAAGGTGTCGCAGAAACTTCTGGACAAACAGCCTGATAAGTCACAGTGTCACCAAAGACGATAACCGTTGAATTGTTGTCGTCAATAGTAACAGTACTCAAATCAGTAGTGTCTGTAGCTCCAGGAATAACTGTGAATCGTAAGCGCACATTGTGGAATTTAGTCATATAAGCCTCGAAATCAAAAATACAAGTAGCCATCCACCATCTAAACAGATGTGCTACCATAGTCTGGTGAGTCAAGAAAAACCTCCGATCATAGTATGGACCAGTCGTCTCCAACTGAGCCCATTTACAAAGATCGATGGGATATCTTGCCAAAACAGTACCTGGCAACATCTCCGTCGAAATTGGAAAGATGTCAATCGTATTTGGTGAACGCATGATGTAATCAATATCCATTTCATCTAATTTAGATCCAAAAGACCCTTCATCTGTTCTCACAGTATTACCTGTGCAGAACGTGATTTCGTGTCCATTGTAAACTCCATCAGCTGTAATAGATGATGCACCAGGTTGAATTTTCAACTGGTGAGGCGGTTTGTCGTTAACTGGTTTTGACCATCCAAATGATGAGAACACGTTGGCTAGAGCACCAGCAATTGGGGAAACAGCAGAAGCTATATTCCCTATTACCGGTATTCCTGACAACATGTTAGCAACACCTGAAACGGTTGAAGCAGTTTGCGACAAAACTCCTGAAGATAGGAATTTTGAAGCCTCAGACAAACCTTGCGTTTGAATTTCGGGGTTTACACGATTAACTCTCATACGAAGTAAAGCCAATTCTTCCATCATACTTGCTTTTTCTTCTCTTTCACGTCTCTCCTCCTGTAAAGCCAGAAGTTCATCAGACAAAAGCATACCAGTTGGATACTCAATTGAGATGTCCATAAATCTAGCAT